CTTTTAGCCATTTGCCAGCTCTTCTTATAAAGCTGACTCATCATAGCTGTTGTTGCCTCAAATCTTGTTGAGTTAGGTGTCAACACTCCCTCTGGGTTTCTGTCAACCAATATACCTAAAGCTACCTGTATTTTAATAAACGGGTTTGCCTGTGCCACATCACTTTGCCACTTGTCCTCACTGTTCAAATCTACAAAGGCACTACGCCAGCCCTTGTCCTCATCAGCTACAAGCACTTTCTTGCCTTTTGTCTTTAATCTATGCGGAACATAAGCGGAATCTGCCTCACGCATAATATCCTCTAAATTAGTACCAAATATATCTTCCTTGGTTTCTCTTAACTCTTCCTCTCTTTTGTTGACAAACTCAAAAAGCTCTCGTTCTTTCTCGTTCAAGTGCGTCTCTTTTATGAACTTGTCTGGTTCTTTTTGTTTTTCTTCTGGCATTTTATTTCATCTCTTTTAACTTCGTAGTTAATAAAAGCATTTAATAATTTATAAAGTATCAAAAATGATAATAAATAAATAGATAAAAAGAAAAGCATTTCTGCAAACATATTTATTCTGGATAATATAATGAATTAAAACCTCCTGTTTGTCCTGTCATCTTACGCCTGAAGTTCTCCATTTTCTTCTCGGTCTCTGTCTTTGGCGGTGGTGTTTTTCTGTCGTGTAGTGATACAAGGAAATAACGAAGTGTGTCTGCAGCGTGATCTTCGCCTGTGGAATCGCAATCTTCAATCTTCTTCTCGTCGTGTATCAGCGTAGGTATCGTTCTTATAACATTAAAGCAAGTATTGAAGAATATAATCTTTGGGTCTTGAAATTGTGTCCACTTCAGATACTGCCTTACAATGTCCCAGCCGTCTATTCGCCTGTTACTCCCTGGCATAAATACTACACCATTTGTGGCCGCCGTCTCTGCTAAGGTCTGTCCGCCTGTCTTGTCCACCATTCCTGTTGTTGAAAAAATAGAAGGGTCGGCTATTGAATAATCATACTCCTCTTTTGACATCATTGCTATCAATCTGCTCTGCTCATCCATATTTAGTCCTGTTTTGTAGAACTCTCTATAAACCCATACACGCCCGTCATAATCAATCGCAAACCATAAACAACACGCTGGCTTTTCTTTGCCATAATCATAAGCTCTATACTTTTTCCAACTCTGTGGTATCTCAAATGGAACACAGGTATGCTTCTCTTGGTTCCACTCTGCAAAGTATTGTCCTGCAAATATATCCCAATCGCCATCTCTCCACGCTTTCTTTAGCATAGGAGGCAGACCGTCTAAGAACTTCACATAAGCTGGGTCTTTCTCCATCAATGTTGGATTATCCTCTACTCTTGCTGGTATGAATACTCTGGGTCTTTCTGTAACCTTGTCAACAGTTCTTATAGCTTCTCTCGGTGCTCCTGTTATGCCCCAGCGTTTTTTTACCCAGCCGTGTCCTACGCCTCCTGGGTTAGTTGTTGAAAATACTTGCGGTTTAATGTTATCTAATGTGCTTCTACAACTTGATATAAGTTTAAGATAGTTTTCCTCTGTTGGTATTTGTGTTAACTCTTCTATAACTATTTTTTGATATTCGTGTCCTTGATATTTTGTGTAAGCGTTATCGTCTCTTAAATGTCCAGTTCTTATCTTTGCCCCACTTGGAAATCGGACTTCAGGTGGCTGTCCAAATACTTCTCCACCAGCTCCTGCATACATCTCTCTTGCTCTATCAATCCAATCCTTTAGGTCGTCTGCGTTTCTTCTAATAACTAACGCTCTGTATCTTGGTATGTGAACCCATCTTGTAAGCCACGCTATTCCTCCGTCGGTTTTCCCGCCGCCCCGACTTCCACCATAAAGTATCTCAAACTCTCGTCTTGTTAAAACTTCTGTCTGTGGGCCTGGATGAGGAGACCATAATATCTTCTTTTCCATAATTTATTCATCTTTTTTCAAAGGCGGTAAAGCCACAAACCCCATCTGTATTGGATTGCCATCAGGGTCTCCTACTTCAACTGACCTTGGTAATATATTATTTACACATCTCATAGTAAGCTCCCATTTTTTAGTTTTATTTTTACCTTGCATTACTTCAATTATATCATCTAAAACCAAACCTTTGAAAGTATCTACCTTTTTTTGTAAATTAACATTTTTATTTCTACCACCTTTATTACCTACTGCATTTGTATTATTTTTTGGTGCTGCCATAAAGTTTGTGTTAACTCAATAAACACTTATAAACACTTATAAACACTCGTGGTTGGGTCTATATCTATTTTTTCTTTTTTTGTATGTCAATTCCTGTTTTCATAAACTTTATAAACTGGTTCGTTATCGTCTGCCTTGAATATAGTTTGTATAATTTTTTTTCCCTGACTTAGTAAAATATCAGCTTTTATATAATTCAAGATGTTCCATACTTTTATCTCCTCTTCTTTTGTGTATTTTTTAACAAAGTTTTTCATATTACCAATCGCAACCTCCGTCTTTAATTGTTTTTTTTATATCCATATTTCCTTTTCATAATTTTCTCAAGTTCTTTTCTAAATGGTCCAGTTCCATATCGTGCTAACGCAAGTCGCTTGCATTTCTCATCAACATCTTTTCCTGTTTTTATATCTATGTCATTTCCTGCGTGGGTTATGCATTGATGATAAAAATTGTCTAAATCTACTAAGTTCCAATCTCCGTCTATGTCGTCCTCAAAGTATTCTGACTTATGGAAAGCGTGATGCTGACCTTTCTTCTTTATGTATTCAACGCTCATATTTTATTTTACATTTGTTAAAAGTGTTTGTCAAGGTATCATTCTCCACTGCTCTTTCAAAACCGTCATCCAGTTCTTTTTTTAATATCATAATCTTTTGTTCTGTTTTCTTTTTATCTCCAAACTTCTGATATGTTGGTATTTTTTTGTAATTTTCTAAAGCAATTCCCGCTAAATTATAATCCCTTGAAACCCAGTTAATACTAAAACGATTAAAGTTTTTTTTAAGTTCATTTATTTCCTCTTTTAACTGCTCGTGAAAAATAGAAAATCGCCCCAAATCATTTTTTACTCTTTTAACCCAAGAATAAACAACTTTACTGTCTGTATAAATAACAATTTCTTTTTCTTTTGTATTTTTTAATGCCTCCACTACTGCTGTTAATTCTAATAAATTTGTATATTGTTTCAAATATGGAATTGTAGGAATTTTTATTTGTTTTATTTTTGTTTTTTTATTTCCTATTTTATATGCAATTTTTCCATAAGAATTACCCATCACATATCCTGCATCTGTGTAAATGTTAGTTACATTATTAAAATAATCATCTACTAATGTTAAATATCTTTGTTCTTTCATATGTCTCCGCTTTTTTTTATTTTTTTTGCTTCTTATGAGAGAGGTTAAATTTGGGTAATGATAATGCCCAGCCCCCCATAAAAGACAGGATAAATCTCAGAAATGTTATTCCGTTTTCTCTCGGCATTTCTTCACCTATTCCTCTAACTGTGATAGCGGTTAGCCCCCACAGCCGTAATCCTTATTAGTGGATAGGGTTATGCATACACTAATAAGTGATGGTTCGTTTGGTATAAAGGTAGAGATTAAGATGACTTCTCTACAAGCCGAACCCGTCATCATTTAATTGGCATCCAGCGAGTGGCTGATGACTTCGCCCACCATTCTCGCCAGTAATAAACAAAAAGCCCCTAATTAAAGGAGCGATTTGCAATGAAACGCAATAATTACTACAGCTGTAGCAACAATTTGAATTGTTGAATTGTAGATGTCAAAGCATTTCATTAACATAAGTATATCATACTGAAATTATATGTCAATACCTTTATCTAATTTTTTAAGTAATCTCATTTTCTCTTGCCCCCAAGGGGACACATTCTTAGAAGCCCAGTCGTGTTCAATTTCCCAGAGATGGAGTTTCTTTTGATCAAAGCGTCCAGAGTAATATCTTGCTACTTGTTGGGTTAAGTATAACGCTGGTAAGATAGCAAACCAACACCACAGAGGGACAACTACTCCTAACTTGTCTGCTATCTTTTCTAAGAATAGCACCAGCACACCACCCTTGATTAGCATAGCTTCTACTGGGCTGTCTATTATATCAAACAATGTTTCTCCTCTGTTCACTCTCATTTTGTATTTGACATATCCTTTACGGAGTTCTCTTACTGCTTCTGTTCTGTGTCCTTGGTTATACAGGTTGTATATTTGTTTTATTTTTTTAAGCATACACTGTGCCGATCGAGCCCATTCCGTTATATATCCTTATGGCTCATAACAGAGTAGTGCCCAGATATTCTAACAGGGACTCGGTAAGCACTATGATTCGCTAAAGGGGATAGGCGTAGTGATAAACTACTTTATATGCTATCTATCAAATAGCCGACTGGTAATCCAATCCTACCTTCCCCCTTTAATTAACCAGTCGTCTTTATTTTATCTTACGCAATCTATTTAATATATCGTCAAACACAGAAGGTGTAAACCAACACTTTTGTTCTTCCTCTATTATCTCTATAATATCATCTCGTTGTCGTTTTAATTGAACATCAACAGCTTTTTGTACTTCTTCTGAAATCATATTTATTATTTCTTTTTGTTTGTTCATTTCTTTATTTTATCTATTTAA